TTGTTCTTTCGTCTGAGTACCATTAGGGAGTCCGCAGTTTGCTTTTACCTATGCTAAACTCGGACTTCGATTTCCATGGCTCGCTTCATTCGACTCAGTCAACTGAGTCAGAAGGGCATCGGTTTCGGTCTTTAGGCGAAACCAATGAGGATGTTGGTGGCGAGTTCTTCTCGTCGATATGTACGTACAATGATAATTGTCCGTACATTAGTACCTGGGCTGGGATTCCCAACGACAGTTATTATTTTCGTGGGCGTCTCTTTCCTAAGTACTTTAATTCGGATGACTCAGTAGAGCTCCTAAATCCGTTGCTTCAATCAGATCTTGGATCGATTGATGCAGCTGGAAGTAGCGCTATTGCTAAGGTCATCCCCACCAATCCTGTAGCTGGCTTGTCAGTCACTCTTGGTGAATTCCATGAGGGATTTCCAAGGATGATAGGTTCTAGCCTATTTAAGAAAGGCTCTTTCCTCAAAAGATCAGGAGGAGAGTGGCTTAATCTTCAATTTGGTCTATTACCTCTCATCTCTGACTTTAAACGCTGGCTTCACGCATATAGAAAAGCTGATATCCTTTGGGATCAGTTTTTGCGTGATTCCGGACATAGAGTCAGACGTCGCTACCACTTTCCAAAGTCTACAGAGGTTCTGGTTTCTAGTGTGACCCCCGCTAGCCCAGTGGGGGCCGGCCACATTAATCCAGACCTCTGGCAGGGTGGAAACATGACTTTTCCTCTCCATACAGAAATTGTCTTGGAAAGGAATCGTTGGTTTTCCGGAGCTTTCACCTATCACGCTGAATTTTCTCAATCTCAGCGTAACGAGTGGAAGAAGGGTCTCCGCCGAGTCGAGCACCTTTACGGTGCCAAGATAGACCTAAAGGCTATCTGGGACTTAGCACCCTGGAGCTGGGCCGTAGATTGGCTCTCTAATACTGGCGATATTATTAATAATATGGTCAGATTTAGCGAGGACGGTCTCGTGATGCCGTACGGGTACATGATGGAGCTTTCCGTCAGAAAAGCCACGTACCGCATGAGGGATGTGACTCCAAAAGGATATCACATTCCTGACTTGACACAGGTGCTTAACCACACCGTTAAGTATCGTCGTCAGGCCACGCCCTACGGATTCGGGTTGAACGAGGACTCGTTCACTCCTCGTCAATGGTCTATAATCGCTGCCCTTGGTTTATCCAGAGCTCGATAAGGCCGATTCATCACTGCCACCGCCGTATTTACTACGGCAAAAGAAGGAGCAATTGCCATGAGTTTCGCCGACCCACAAAGCGTGACGATCAATGCAGTCGCGCAATCGATGCCTAGGACTGGCTCCGGCTTGAACACCGGTACCTTTACCCAGGACGATGGGACGAATTCCCTACTGATTTCACACCAGTATGGAAAGCGTACCCGCCGGACTATCCGGCTGAACGACAACAAGATCGCCGCAGACCCCTTCGACACTACTCGAAACGAGCGTGTGTCGATGTCGGTCTACATGGTTGTCGACCTTCCCCCTCAGGGGTACACCATTACCGAGGCGCAAGATGTTGTTGATGCTCTTGTAGAGTATCTTGCAGCATCCTCTGGTGCTAAGGTGACACAACTTCTGGGTGGAGAGAACTAGACAGTCACTCTCTGTTCCTACGGTGCAACTTATGGCTTGGGACCTCTACCTCTTAAAGGAGGAAAGGTGAAAAGCCTAATGTTGCTCTGGCAAGTGACCTCCCAAGAAATGGGAGGTTGGTGTCATGTCAGCACTGATCGTGATCTTAAAACAGTTCACGATCGAGTTTCACACGAGGGGTTATCGTTTTTAACGATAACCCTGCCACAATTCTGCAAAGACTTCCAAAAAAGCCTGGAACAGGGTTACGTGGCCTCTACCTCCTTCGCAGGATTTAAGCGAAGGGGTGGTCTCCCGGTATTTTTATCGGGTTTCCTTAGTCGTGTGTTCTCCGTCGACGGTCGATTGCTCGATAAACCTTGCATCAACTCTATCCAGTCCATTAGGCAACTTACGCTAATGTTCGGGAAAATAGAGATCGAATGTTCTCCTCGGAGAATATCCGATGCCTTTGCCAAGTTTATGGAGTGTGAGAAGGATGTCCGTAACAGCGATAGACTCACTAGCCGGGATGACCTTATGCGCCTTAGGCGTATGGGCTCTCTCCTGTTTGGTGATGTCTTCTCCAAAGTGGACCTTATGGTTTACTCTGGGGCTGTTATACCTCGCCACGGTCCTGGTTCTACTGCGGATCGCTTAAATGCGAACCAAAAATACAACCAGAGAGTATGGACTCGAAGAATGGAGGAATTATTTCCTTCTTCAGAGTATATATTCCCTTCGCACCGTTACTGGCGCGAGGCCCAGCAGGTGGACATTCTCGAACCTGGTATGGAGATACCCGTTAGGGTTATCACTGTACC